TCATCGCCGCCGGGATGCGCCCCTGCGCGAGGAGTGCCCGCTGCACGCTCGACAGCTTGGGCATCTTCGTCTCGGGGTCCAGGTTCTCGGCCTTCGCCATCTCCATCCGGATCGCGTCGTCTTCGGCCTCGTCGTCCTGGAGCTTCTTGAGCTTGAATTTCTCGCCCTCCAGTTGGACGCCCTGAAGCTGCTGCTGCTGGGCCGACTGCTTGAGCGCCATGATCTGCCCCATCGTCTGGAGCGGATTGATGGCGTCGATCGGCTTGATTCCGGAATACACGCTGGCATCAATAGGCATGGGAAAGTCCTAGTGCGCTCAATAGGGCGGCGGGGGCGGTTGGGACATTTGGTATCCGCCGCCGACGTTGCCCGGGACGTAGGCCGGGCCATTGTAGACGTAGCCGCCGAACCCGGGCGGCGGGGGCTGTTGCGTCTGCGGCGTCCGGTAGTTGTAGTACCCCGAATAGCCCGCCGCGAGCGCCGTATTGCCCGCGCTGTTCAGCGCCCCGGCGTAGGCGTTGCCTCGGCCGATGTTGGCGGCGGCATTGGCGTTCCCCTGGTTGGTGACCAAATTGCCGTACGCATCGGTGTACTGCCCGCCCGCTTGGTTCGCGCCCTGGTTCGCCTGGAACGCCTGATTCTGGTCCCACTGATACGCGCCGATGCCCCGGTCCACGTTGGCGTTGTAGCCCGCGTAGTTCGTGTTGTAGGTCTGGAGCGCCTGATTGAAGCCCTGGTTCTGTTGCTGCAAGGCCAGTCCCTGGCCCTGCAACCCGAGTTGCTGCTGCTGAATCCCCAACCCCGCCGCGAACTGCCGTTGGGCCATTTCCATCTGGTACGGCTGAAGCTGCTGCTGGTAGTTCCGGTCGTATTGCGCTTCGGCGCCCTGGAGGCCGAGTTGCGCGGCGTTCAATTGCGCCCCGGTCGTCGCCTGATACGCCCCGAGGCCGTACTGCTGATTGGCCTGGAACGCGCCGAGACCGGCCTGCTCGTTCGCTTGATACGCCTGAAGCTGGCTGTTGAAGTTGTTCTGGAAGTTGGCCTGTTGCCCCTGAAGCTGCAACTGCCCGTACTGGTTCTGCGCGCCCGCGTTCGCTTGGTACTGCGCGAGCTTGTTCGCCGAGTTCAGTTGCGCCTGTTGGAACTGCTGGTTGTAGTTCGCGTTGTATTGCGCCTGCTGGCCCTGGAGGTTCAGGGCGGCCTGATTCTGCTGGGCGGCGGTGTTGGCTTGGTACGCGGCGAGCGTGTTGCCCGAGTTCGCCTGATACGCGCCGAGCGCCTGATTGTACTGCTGCCCCTGCGCCTGAAGATTGAGCGCGGCGGCCTGCTGTTGCGCCCCGGTAGTCGCTTGGTACGCGCCGAGACCCGCCTGGGCGTTCGCCTGGAACTGCGCGAGTTGGTTGCCGATGGTGCGGTCGTACTCGCTCCCCGCCCGCTGATAGGCGGTCTGGTTCTCGGTCAGCGCCTTCCCGTAGTTCCGGTCGTACTCGTTCAGCCCGGCCTGCTGGTTCTGCTCGAATTGATAGCGGCCCTGCTGGTCGCCCATCTGGTACTCGCCGAGCCGCCGCCCGTAGACGTTGGCGTACTCCTGGCTGGCCTGCCCCTGCTGATAGTCGTTCAGGTCGGCCAGCGTGCTGCCGGTCAGGAGCGTGCCGCGTGCCGCCGCGCTCTTCTGGATGGCGTCCTGGCCCTGCTGGACCCGGAACTGGTAGCCGGGGTCGTTCAGCGCCTCTTCCGGCGTGGGCGCCTTGAACTGATCGGGACTCTGATAGCGGTCGGCGGCGTAGTTCCCGTACCCGAACGCGGGCACGTTCGACTGAAACGGCTGGTTCGCCCCGGTGAACTGCCCGGGCGTGTAGGCGCCCGGCGTGGCGACCCCCTGCGCTTGGGGTCCCTGGTAGTTGAACGTGCCCGGGTCCACCCGGCCCGGGTCCGGTGCCCCCTGGAACTGAAATTGCGGGCCGCTGTACTGGTAGGTGCCGAGATCGACCGTGCCGGGGTTTGGCCCGCCCTGCCAGTTGAAGCCCGGGCCGTTGTAGTTGAACTTCGACGCATCGTACGTCCCGGCCTGATAGGACCCGACGTTGGGCGCCCCGCCCCAACTGAAATCCCCGCCCGTGTAATGGAACGGGTCCATCGCGTTGTAGTCGCCGCCCCCGCCGCCGAGGCCGCCCGCGTTGCTGCCCTGCCCGGGCGCGTCCGTCATGCGCTGCGCCCAGTACGCTTTGTTGTCTTCGGTCAGCCCGCCGCTCTTGGCGATGACCCCTTCCCAATACGAGGGGTCGTTGCCGACCCAGGCTTTGTCCGCGAACTGGCCGACGAAGGACTTGGCGTCCGTGCCGCCGCCGGAGCCGCCGCCGCTCGATCCGCCGAAGTTGTACCCGCCGTAGCCGCCCGGATTCTGCTGGCCGCCATAGCTGCCGCCGCCCGGCGCGTTCGGGTTGAACTCGCGTTGCCACGGCGACAGGTTGTATCCGGCATACGCGCTGCCGCCCCCGCCCGTGGCGGTGGTCGGCCCGCCGAAGTTGGCACTGAACCCGCCGTAGCTGCCCTGCGGTTGCGCCGTGCCCCCCGGCCCGCCGCCGCTGAAGGCATACCGATTCTGCTCGGTCTGCGACAGTTTGTTCCACGCGCCCACGTCATAGCCAGCGGCCTGATTGGTCGCCTGCTGCTGGTCCGGTTGGGGGGTCTCGACGCTATTGGGCGCAGTTGCCATGACGATCTCCTACAGTTGCGGCGCCATGACCTGTCCCATGTACCGCTGAGGCGGCGGGGGCGGCATCCACGGCTGCGGCGGGGGCGGGCCTTGAGGGGCCAGCATCTGCGGGGGCGGCGGCCCCTGCGGCGCCATCCCCTGCGGAGGCGGCGGGGCCATCACCTGGGGGCGCGGACTCCCGGGCGGCACGCCTCCCGGCGGGGGCAGCATCGCGCCCGGGGGCACCGGGGCGCCCGGAGGCGGCCCGCCGGGGCCACCCGGTCCACCCGGAGGCGGCATCCCGCCGGGCCACCCCGGCCCGCGCCCGGGCAACTGGCCTGCGCCGCCCATCAACGCGGCCATCGATCGCTCGCCGCTCGCAAAGGGGGCGAGTCGCGCCTGGGCCGCTTTCTGCTGGGCCTCCTGGGCGGCGAGCGCCTTGTCGGTCGCGTCCTGCTGCGCCGTTTGGGCCTTTTTGATCGCGTTGCTCTGCACCTTGGCGGCGGCCACTTGGGTTCCGGCGCTGACGGCACTCCCAATCAACATCGCGGCGACAATGGGAATCGGCATGATCAGTCTCCTCTATACCGGCAGCACAAAATGGCGACCGGGTAATGCGTCGGCCTTGAGCTTCACGAGCAGCCGCTCGACCTCGGGCGTGAGCGCCGCCGTCACCACGCGGGTCGCGCCCATCGCCCGGGCCACGCGCCGCATCCCGGCGAGCAACCGGCCCGCCACGGTGGGCGATCCACGATACGCCGGATCAATCCAGACGCACTCGGCATGGACGATTTTTACGAGCGCCCAACACCCCACGATGGTCCCGTGGTGCTCGACCACCACAATTTCGGCCTGCCCAGGCTGCGTCATCGCCCCGAGCGCCTCCGCTTCCGTCCCGGCCAATCGCGCCCACTCACTCCACGGCAGCACGCGCGTCTGGAACGTAGGCGGGTCGTCCATCCCTACCCGCCGATGTAAATGCAAATCTGCCCGCCGTACCGCCCGGCCCCGTTGATGGAGATGCCGCCATTCATGATGCAATACACCCACGGACTTCCAGGCGCCACCTCAATGCGATGATCCCAGGTAAAGGTGCGCTGCGCCCCATCGAGAAAGACGCCCCGTGAGGTGGCGTACCGGCCCGCCGTGAAGCCATTCGGAATCCGGATAGCGAACGAATTGCCATTGAAATTGCCGTCGCACATCCACGTCATGTGCAGCATATTCTTGAACCAATAGTAGATGGCTGCGTAGACGGTCGTGGGCGTCCAGGTGCCGCCCGTGTCCACGGTGAAGTCCGCTGGCCCGCCACAGTTGTCGAGGTAATTCGGGTTCAAGTACCCGTAAAATCGTGGGGCCGTGATCCCTCCCAAGGCACCGAGACCGGTGTTGGTGTAGAGGCCATAGGAGCCGTGGCTGGCGAGGCCCCAATCCGTTTGCCCCCCGCCGATGTCGGCGCGACCACCATAGATCCAATTCGCGGTTTGGATGACGCCAGAGGCATTGACGCCACCGGCGGTGATAGTGACGCTCCCGGCGTTGACGAGGACATCGTTGACGACCAATTGCCCGGTCAGAGACGCGCCCCCGCCCGACACGGTGAAGCCGCTGCTCATATTCACTCGGCCCCCGAAGCTAGAAACGCCACTGACGGTTGCAGGACCGGTGACCCACAATCCGCCGCCCCTGTCCAAGTACAGCCCCGTGTTGGCATAGAGGCCATACGACCCATGAGAGGCGAGGTACCACGCCGTTTGGAGGCCGCTGATGCCATCTATTCGACCAGGGAAGACATACCCGCCCAGGAACAGGTTCGAGCTTCGGTCGAGCTTCATGGAGATGTCCGGGTTCCAACCAATCGCGTCATCAATGGAGGGCGCAATCCAGAAGCTCTCCGTCCAGTTCAATAGCTGCCACGATTGCCGGGACGCGGCGGACAATGTTGACCTGAGATTGAGCCGGGCATACCCCGTCCCGATCAGGTAGTGATCCAGCGCGCTCGCGCTGATCGGGCCTGCCAGCGTCAGCCCTCCGTCTCGATCAAAGATGGCCCCCTGATGCACTACGGCGGACTCGGCATCGTTCACGGCGTACAAGATCATCTTCCCCGCCGTATCAACGTACTGGTGCCACACCTTGGCATCCACCGGGCCGCTCAGGTTCTTCCAGGACATGAACGCGTTGTTCATTGTGAGCTTGCTGGACAGCGTCAGATTTGGGGAGACTAGCCCGCCGGTCAACGACAAGGTGCCATCGCGCGCCAGCGTCATCCCCCCGGTCGTCAGGACGGTCTCGGCATCGTTGACGGCCTGAAAGGTCAACACGGCGTTCGCATTGACGATGCGGAATCGCCGGTTGTCCACGGGGTCCGTCAAATTCTCGAACGAGATTTGCGCGTAGTTCGGTCCCGCGCCCCCGGCCACCCGGCTGAGGAAGATGCTCTGGCCGAACACGCGAGCCGGGACAAACAAATCGCCCACGCGCGCAAACTTGAAGCGCGGGCCGATGTAGGCCGTGTCGGCGTCGTTGGTGGGCGAGATGTAGAAATCGCCGAAGCCCTCGACGCGCATGTTCTTGGCGTCCACCGGAGCGGTCGTGGCCGAGAACGTCAGGAACGGATTCGGGTTGGCGAAGATCTGATTTGTCGCGGTAAACCTGTTGACCAGATTCGTCCACGCCGCATTGACGATCGCGTCCGTTCCGCCCGGCTCGTGCTGCGTATGGTGCGAGGTCGTTGGGTCCCCGGTGTCGCCCTTGACGCCCTGGGGTCCCTGCGGCCCGGTCGCGCCCGTGTCCCCCTTGTCCCCCTTCGGGCCGGTCGCTCCGGTGTCGCCCTTCTCGCCTTGAATCCCCTGCGGCCCGATGGGGCCGACCACGCCCTCGATGATGAGCAGGACGGCGATCGGCGCGTTGTGCGGGAACGTCCCGTCCCCACCAGGGCCTGACTGCTCCACGAAGACGACCCGGATCTCAAACCAGTCCGAGAACTCGATGACCTCCAGCACGTCCCAGGTCTGGCTTTTCACCGCCAGATCCTTGTCCTGAATCACAAGTCGGGTCGCTGGCGTGGTCAGCCCGAACAGAACGTGAGCATCGAACCCATCGCTCGTCAGCCAGTCGAAATACAGGGACGTGGCGTCCTGCTGGATGGCGTCGTTCCACTTGATCTTGCCCGCACCCGGATCGGTCGCCGACTGGTCGTTGGTGTCCGTCCGGTAGAAGAACACCGAGGACGAGGGGGTGGGGTCCCCCTGGTCGCCCTTCTCGCCTTGGATCCCCTGCGGCCCGACCGGCCCGACCGGCCCCGTCGAGACCGGGTTCCAGATCGGGATCCACTCTGTCGTCGCGGGGTCGGGCGGGACAAACGGGTCGGCCATTGGTCTATTCCAGATCCAGGTCGTTGTCGCGAGTAGACGGCGCTTCCGGCGTCCCCGCGACGGTGCCTGGAATGAAGCCATCAGCGGACAACTTCTCAAGAATCCGGCGCTGCATCGACTTGGTGGTCAGGTTGGCGGTGTTCAACTGCTTGATCATGTTGGTCGCCAGCTTCCCTGTGTACTGATAGAAGCTGTAGTTGCCCGCGTCGTCCTTCAGCTTGACCGTCACGAGGCCCGGCTCAGGCGTGGGTGGGACCGCTGGCGGCGGCGGCGGCAGCGTGGTGGTCGCCATGACCGTCTCCAAGTCCATCGTGAAGGACGACACCCGGTACTTGGTCGTGGACGCCGGGGTCGGCGGGACGATCGGGTCGGTCAGAATGAGTTCTTCGGCCATCGGTTACGCTCGGCTTTCTCGCTGGATCTTGTCCAGCCAATCAATGGTTTCGACGGCGTGCTTGGTCGGGGACCCCGATTGCCAGGGCACCGCGCCCAGGTAGTTATAGAGGAGGTCGTACTCCTGCATCGTCACCTGGATCGATGCGGACGGCGGCGGGCCGTCCTCGGGAGCCGTCTTCAACTGGCGCTGCGGCTCCCCGTTCACCAGCTTCTTGCCGCAGGGCATCGGCTCGCTGATGCTCTCCAGCTTCTCGAAGAACCCGACTTCCGTGCGAAGGACCTGCATCCCCTTCTTCTCTTGCAGGCTCCCGCCCAACACGAAGCCGACGAACACGAACTCGAAATGCCGCTTGCCGGTCTCGTCTGAAAAATCAAGAATCATCGTCGCCTCATGTGTTTCGGCAAGCCTTCACGCAACCGGTACAGCGTGCGCCTGCCGATTGCCAAGTAATCCGCAATTTGCGCCATCGAAATTCGCTCGCCGTCCAGCGTCCATCGGCGACGTGGGCCGTCCAGACGACGGCTTTGGCGCGTGTTCAGGCCCTGCTCGCTTCGCGTGGCCCAGCGACAGTTGCCCGGCCTATAGTGCCCGTCGTTGTCAATCCTGTCTAGTGTCATCCCTTCCTGGCACCGGCCCATGTCCGCGAGGAAATTCTTGAATGACTCGCGCCAACGATCACAGACCGTGATGCCGCGACCGCCGTAGTTCTCGAAGCCCGTCGCCGTAGGGTTCAGGCACCGCCCCTTCATTGCCCGCCAGATACTGTACTCGCGGCTCATTCCGCCCCCGCCGTGGCGGCCCGCTTCCCCGTGTTTCGTTGCACGAGCGCGGGTGCTGTCGGACAGAAAACATCCGCAACTGCTCGCGTGTCCGCTCCGCAGTCCGTCGCCACGCACGCGACATATCACCCCACACGCGCACTGACACATCCAGAACGCGCCGTGACCTCGGTGAGCACTCGTGTCCCGCGACAACACCGTCAACCGACCGTAGACGTGACCCGTCTCGTCTTTCATGGGCCAAGTGTGTCACTGTTTTCGTCATTTCCCTAGCAAAATCAGTTTTTCTGGCAAAGAAAAATATCAACAAACGGGGGCAAATGCCCCACGTCTTGGGAGGTCCCGGTGATCCCCAGGCCGCGATCGGACCCGCCGGTCGCCCCGTCCACTTGCTGTGATTCGGTGGCGATCCCGCCGTAGCCTGACCCGGAGCCGCTGAACGAGTGCGTGTGCCCGCCGACCGGGTCCGTGGCCCCGCCGACCGACACCGAGAAGTTGTGCTGATGGCCGTCCCGGGTCATCACGCCGCTGCTGCCGCCATCGACGTTCATCGTCTGGCCGTTGTTGCCGCCCGTGGTCCCTGACCCGTTGAGATTCACGGTGTGGCCGTGCCCGCCGTCGTTCGACGTGCCGCCACTGATCCCGATGTCGATGCGGCCGGTCTGGCCGCCGTGCGAGTGATCGCGGGCGCGGAGGGACCCGGCGCTGTGCAAGTGGTCGGGCGCACCAAAGCTGCCTGGGCCGTGGCTGTGGCTCCACGCGCCTCCGGTCGCCCCTGCGGTCGGCCCCACGCGCAGGAAGTAGTTGTCCCACATCACGCGGGACCAGCCGGGGGGACACGGGGACACGCTGATCACGATGAGACCGGACGGGAAGGTGGGCGGGGCCACCCACTGCGAGTCTCCGCGCAGGAAGGTCGCGGACGAGGGCGCCCCCCCGCCCAGGAGCGACGGCGCGACCTGTCCGTGCGTCAAATACGACGCATTGAGATTGGTGAGCGGGGACCCGTCGCCGAACAGCGCGGCAGCATGGAAATACCCGTTCCGCTCGAAGATGTAGGCGTTCGCTTCGCCTGACCCGTCATAGTTCGCCGCTTGGAAATAGAGCGTGGAGTCCTGGTAGGCGTAGAACCGCCACTGCGTATTGGCCCACGGATCCTTGAGCAACAGGAACGCATTGGGGCCGTCGATGACCTGACTCGCGCTGAACACATTCATCCGATTGAGCAGCGCGACGTTGGCCGAGAGCACGGCGTCCGGGATCTGGCCGTGCGTGATCTGCGAGGCGTTCAGGTTGGTCAGGTTGGACCCGTCGCCGTAAAACGTCGAGACCACATAGGTCGAAGAGATCGTCCCGCCCGTGATTGCCACGTTGTCGGCGTTCTGCGTAGACATGGTCCCGAGGCCCAAGTTCGTCCGCGCGCCCTGCGGGAACGTGGACCCGGTCCCGCCTTCGGCCACGGGAATGACCGGAATCGTGCTCGGCTCGCCGCCATTGCTCTTCACGTAGCCGTTCGCGAGCGTATTCATCGCCCGCTCGTTGGTCAGGACGCCATGCGCGGCGACGACCCAGTACGCCGCATCGACAGCGGCATCCGTCCCGTGAACCCCCTGCGGGCCTTGCGGCCCTGGAATCCCTTGCGGCCCTTGTGGCCCGGTGGGACCCGGCACGCCTTGAATCCCTTGCGGGCCAATGGGACCCGGGGGGCCGACCGCCGACGCCATGCCGACCCCGGGCCACGGTTCGGGCGGGGTCGTCGTGCCGTCCACGACGCACATATAGGCGATGTTGTCCGGGCCGATGACGATGTCGCCGTCGTTGTAGGTAACAGGCGGCTGGTAGGTCCCGAGGTAATCGAGGTCCGCGCCCCCGCCGCCACTCCCCGAGGGCGCTGCGCCCGCCACGCGGATGAGGACGGTCTCGTTGTGGGCAATCGCGCTCGGCCCCTCTTGCATGAACTGGACGGCGTATTCGACATACCCGCCCTTGTCCACCGGTTCGCCGATCGTGCGAAACTCCGCGAAGTTGGTGTGATCCACGTTGTTCTGGATCACGATTTCCGCCCCGACGTGAATGAGCATCAACCCCCAAAAGATGTCCTCCGCATCCCGGGTCAGGTTGTGGAACCAGAGCTTGGTGACGGCGCTGTAGGGGAACAGCGCATCGAAGCGGACCTGTCCCGCCGTGGGCGGTTCATTGATCGCCGACGAGTAGCGGTACGGGAAGACGGAGGCCGCGCCTCCGGGGCCGACTGGCCCTTCGGGACCGGGAATGCCTTGGTCGCCTTGGGGACCCGCCGGGCCGATGTTGCCTTGTTGTCCTTGCGGCCCGGTAGATCCCGGAGGTCCCTGCGGACCCGGGGGGCCATCGTCGCCTTGGGGACCGGGCGGGCCAGCGGTCCCGCCGCCGCCGCCAGTGAAGCTGGCATCGGCCAGTTCCTCGAAGAACGCTTGCCAGACGGTCGGAATCCGCTGATCGTCCTTGCTGGTGGTGATGGCTTCCCGCGCCGGGACAAAGAACGGCGCATCGCCGTTCACGTCGTAGGTGCCGGTCGCGGGATTGATCCGACGACGGCGACCCGCATAGGGCGACCGGATCGGCATCAGCCTTGCCCACCGATCGTCAGGTACGCATCGACAATGCGCCAGGGGATCGGGTCCGTCGTGGAAATCTCGAACACGCGATCCCGCGACGTACCGAGCCGCGCCCACCGGACGGGTTGTTTGTATTTGCCGAGTTTGCCGGTGCCGCCCAGCCGTTCGGCCTGCCACGTCTTCCCGCCGTCGTTGCTGTAGCGCATCATGATCTGCGGGGTGTGGCCCTGGATGGGATCCACCAGCCCGACGCCGACTTCCAGGTCGAGCCGCAACTCGTCGTACCGGATGTAGTTCAGTTCGTTCGCGATGTGCGGGGCACGACGGACCCGGCGAATCGTCGCGCCGTTGTCAGTGAACGCGAGCGGGCCGAGCGCGTACAGGTTGCCGTTGTCCCGGTCGCCAATCAGGTACCGGTTGAAGCCGTGGCAGTGACAGATCGCCCGGTGCGCCTCGTAGACGCCGTCGTCCTCGTTCCAGAAGAGCCATTCCGTCCACAGCCCCGTGGCGGCATCGAACACCCAGGTCGCCCCTTCGTTCCGGAACGACAACACGTAGAACGTGTGACCTTGCCACTGGATGGTGAAGGCGATGGCGTCGTGAACGACGCCGTATTGGGCCATCGTCCATTCGAGCGCGTGCGTGCTGACCCGCTCCGGGTGGTAGCCGTTCGAGCGGAATACCGTCCGGGTGCCCTGCTGGTTCTCGCCGAGCCAGAACAGCGACTGGTCGAGTTGGGCGACCGAGAACGGGGCGGCGGTGCCCTGCTGCATCAAGGCACTGCTGATGGGGGCAAACGGCATCTGGCCCTGGCCGATGTTGACCCACACTTCGGAGGACTGACTGCCGAAGAGCCAGACCTCGCGATGAATGACCGCCATCCCGATCCACCGGTCGGACGCCGTCTGGCGTTGGGCGACCTGGAGACCGGGCCAGGAGATGCCGTTGACGAGCGAGGAGGCTTTGAGCGTCGAGGTCGCCGTGTCGAGCGCCACGAAATACCCGTCGCAGTACCCGCCAATCGTCGCGCCCGCGAGCACCGTCGTCAGCGTGTTGGACAGCAGGTCGAAGATGTAGCCCGTGTTCCCGGACGTGATGAAGAGTTGGTGGCCCGCATCGCCGTTGCTCGCGAACGTGGCGGGGTTGTCATCGCGGAGCACGTCCCCCCGGTCGGTCGCGACCCCGTTCTGGTCGAACTCGTAGAGCTTGAAGCCCACCACGCCAAACGTGCGCCCGTCCTCGGAGAACAGCCCCCGCACTGGGCCGTCCGTGATGCTGGAAAAGAGCGAATAGCCCGGGGTGGGATAGAGCACGGCCTGGGCCTTCGCGCCTTGGGCCTCGGTGCGTTCGATGTAGAAATTTATCGTCCGCTGCGAATCGGCGGTGCTGCTTTGGGACGGATTCGATCCGCCCACGAAGGCTTGGTATCTCATCGCGCGTCCGAACTATTGATCGCTACGCCAGTCATAGACGCCCGTGCGCGAGATGATCGCGCGGTCGCAATGCAGCAGGTCATCGGGAATGTTCTGAATCTTGACGATCATGATGGCGTCTTTCGCCATGGCGACGATGTCCTGGAGCCGGTTGCTCGCCGGGTATTCCATCGAGAGCCGCACGGCGAGGCTGTAGAGGATCGCTTCCTCAAATCCGGGCGGGAAGGTGTAGTGCGTGGAGAGGTTCGCGAACGCCGTGATGGCGGTCGGCACGTAGAGGACCGCTTCCAGGTTCGCGACGTTCGGGATGGGCCAGTAGTGGAGTCGTCCGAGCGGCCAGAACCGCTCGTAATAGACCGACTGCGGCAGCGCACTCTCGACGTTCTTGACCGGGACCGTCGTCTGCCAGTCCTGCTGCGTGAGGACGACCAGCGGCAGTTCGAGCGGCTGGACGGCGTTGTTGAACGAGGTCACGCTCGCGCCCGAGAGGGACTCCGGACGCGGTCGATCCCAGTCGCCGCCCGGCCCGATGGTGTACATCTGTTTGCCCACGGTCATCGTCAGCGTGGCCCGCTCGATGACCGGGATCATCAGCCGTTCGGCGGCCCAGCGATCCACCATCATGTTGAGCGCGACGAGGCCATCAGTGGCCTCCTGCGGGTCGAGGCTCTCCCCGGGACCGATGGCCCCCAGCATCCGGAGCGCGCGGGTGATGAGATCGAGCGCGGTCATTTATTCCCCGCGCTTCCTGAATTGCCCCTTCGCCGTGCGCTTCGGCGGGTCCTCGCCGGTCTCGGTCTCGGCCTCGGGGACGCCTTCCGACATATCGTTGGGCGGGCCATCCGGCGCCACCGTGGGGTCCGGGGGCGTCAGAGACGGCGTGCTGGCGAGCGCCTCATCCGGCGTGCCGTACCAGCCGGGCGGCAGGGCGTCATGCGCCTCTTTGGTCGGCACGATGACGCCGTCGATCGTGCCGTCTTCGGTCTTGCGATACACCCACGCCGGATACCCACTCATCCTGACCCCCTAGAAATTGAGAAAGCCGTTGTTGTCGGGCACGCTGCTGCCCCCGCCGTCTTCGCCGCTTCGCGTCAGAAACGTGAGCGGGGCGTTCTGATTGCGGTACTCCGTTGTCATCCAGCCCGGCGTTTGGTTGGTGTACGCCAAGTACATCTCGTCGTAGATCCCGGGGGCCGAATAGGTGGTCGCCCCGCCGTTGTTGTAGATCCCGAAGTCGAAGAAGAAGTTGCTGGCCTGCGGGTTGACGTGGGTGCCCGCCACGGCGGTCACGTCCACGCCATTCGCGAGGATCCGAATCGAACTGCCATTCCGGAGGAAGGCGAGCCGCACCCAACTGCCGACGACCGCCACGCCAGCGGCGGTGCCCGAGGCTTGCTGGATGCCGGGCTGGTTCGTGGTGAAGGACATCGATCCATCGTTGTTGACGACGACGTAATACCCTTCGGATTGATACCCGCCCTTGAAGACCGGCATCTCGGCTCCGGACGCATTGTTCAGCGAGGACGGCTTCCACCAGAAGGCGATCGTGAAGTTGTTACTGGTGAAATCGTAGAAGCCCGGATCGGTGGTCCGGAAGAACTTGCCAAAGGTGTCGGAGTAGCCGGGGTCGGTCGTATCGATCCCGACGCCGATTTTGCCGGGGACATTCGGGCTGCTCCCGGCATTGACCAGATACCAACTGCCCTGCGCGGTCGCGTTCAGGACGGCCCCGCCAGACACGATCCCGTGGTAGGCCCCGGCATACCCGGCGTTGTCCCAGGGGGTCGTCGTGCTGCCGTCGGTCGTGATCGTCGCGTCTCCGTAGTAGAGATAGACCGCCGACCCGTCCGCGAGCGAGGCGACCGAGGCCCACACAACGATGGCGCCGGTGGCGCTGTTGTAGCTGCCCGACTCCAACTCGAAGGGCAGCGCCGTCCCGGCCAGTCCGTTGTAGGGCCGCAGGTCGAAGCCCGCCGCCGACTGGACGTGCCCGCCGCTGCCGACAATCTTGTACCGGGCGTCCTGGTCGCCGATCAACAGCGGGAAGCTGCCGTGCGGCCCGCCCGAGACCTGTCCCGGCTTGACCGTGTAGGACGTGAAGTGCGCGAAGGCCACTACGGCTCCTCGACCACCTGGGTCACGGCGAGGGCCTGTCGGACCAGGAGTTCCAGCATGATGTCCAGCCGCCGCTTGAGGACGGAGAGTTCGGCCAGATCGATGTCCGCGCCCGCCTTCTGAAGGACGTTGATCTGCGAGGCGAGCGACGTGCCTTGCGCGACCGCGCCCGCGACCGCTTGCGCGTGCAACTGCTCAGGCGTGGGCGGTGGGGGC